CACACGCCTGCCATCTTCTTCTACCTTGGGCTCGTAGAACCGCGCCATGATAGTTTGGTACAGCTTGATGTCGAAGTAGTTGCCGTAAGCATTGCTACCTTGGATGATTCGATGATGCGCCACAGGCTTGGGGTCAAGCGGTCTCTCGTTGGGTTGCCACTTGCTACTGCGTACTGCACCTCGCATTGCGAATGTTGCCAATGCCTCGTCATAATTTCTGCACACATATGCCATGATATTTACTCCTGTTCGTTGGTTGTTAAAGTTGAAAATCCTGCGCGGATGCTAGGGAACTCTGTGCGTACCTCATGCACTGTACTGATGTACTCATACAAGTCGCCCTCGTCATCATCCTCTCTGAAATCCTCAGCGCCATCTTCACCGACGCCTACAAATCTATACCTCCCTCCTTTGTGTTTAAAAATCTCTACTGCGTCGCGCAGTAAGTTGTTGTGTGACTTTACATCTTCGAAGCTGTCGTACCACTTCACATTGAACGCCTCGTATGTAATGATGGGGTCATCCTCGTACCCATACTCACACTCTTGTATTGCCTGCGTAGTTTGTGGGTTGTTCTTCGCAAGCATTAGTGTGATGAAGTTGTCTCGCGTCTCAATGTCACTGAACTTGATGACATACGCTACATCTGATCTGTATCCCATGATTTACTCCTCGTTGATTAAGATACCGCGTTTATCGAAGCGCCATCCGTTGATGTCGCACAGTTCTTTGAAGTACTCGTCGCTTGTATAGCCTTCGTACTCTTCTCGTAGTTGTTTGTATATCTCATCCGCATACTTCTGCGCTTTGCTCAGTAGCCACTCGTCGAGTTGGTTGAACAGATAGTCGGTGTCAATAGATCGCGCAAGCTCTTTCACATTGGCACCTTCCAAGATACCACGATCTACTACTGAGTCATCCTCTGCGTAGTGGATGCGATCGTCAACACCTGCGCTACGCATCGTGCCACTGTGGTTGTAGTAGAAGCCACTCCTGCTTATCACTACATGACCCTCACACCAACCATCTTTAATTAACTCTGCGAGTACTGTGTACTGCGCGTAGTCAGCGTCCTCTGGTTTGCTGTGGTATGCGATAAATGTTGCAAGATCGACAAACCCAGTCCACGATGCGCCGTCACCTTGTGAGTGAAAGCCTGTGAACAAGATCTCGTCGATGTTGAAGCCCCTCTCGGGGCCCTCCTCTTTAGCGCGTTGGATGATCTCTTCATGCCAGTCGTCAGGCGGTTGGCCGTACTCAGCGATAGCGTGGTGCTTCGCTTGGTATGGGAGTTCATCGAACGCAAGGGGTTGCGTTGTTGTTTCCATGTTGCCTCCATTAGTCCACTGTTACTGAGAATGTGATGTTGTCCTTGATTGCGGTACGCACAATATCTTCGAAGTCGAAGTCGTTGATTGCATCGTTGACTGCGTCGCTGATTTGACTGTCGAAGTCGTGATCTTCAACTACTGTCGTTGCGATGTCTGTGATGGCGTCCTCGCTGATGTGATACTCGTCGTCCACATGGTTAGCGATAGCCACTTCCACAACCTCGCCCACTATCTCCTTGATCTGCTCTTTGAAGCCCTCGTCGATAGCTCGCAGGGTCGTGTGATTGACCATGATGCGGCTGACTTGGTCGATGACGATGTCGCGGATGTAGTTGTCAACGAGCGCCATGAGCGTGGTCATCAGCGCAGATGTAGGCTGTGTGATTTGTGGGACTGTTGGTGTTTGAACTGTTTGATTGATTTGTTCCATGATAAATACTCCAAATAAAAAGATGCGGACAAACTGTCCGCGAGTTAAAAAACAAGCGATAAAAAAGAAATGACCGTTCTCTCGGGTTGTTGTCTATGAATTAGGCATGGTTTCCTCCTCTTTTGGTTTACTTGTGCCATAGGTCACAAGGTTCTCGTACTGACGCCATGCGTCACACACAATGCACCCTTCCTCGTACTCAGAACACTTCGGGCCCCAGTGTCCTGTCAATGCTTCTTCTACTAAGTTCATTTTGTTTCCTCCTCTGGTAAATAGGACAGCAACACCTTGCGTGGTAGGCGTGCCAGTAACTCGACGATGGCTGTCTCGTCCTCTTTGGCTAAGTCAACCTTGATCTGCGCTATGACTGCGTCAATCACATCGTGGTAGGTTGGGTATTTTTCTTCATCTGTCATTTGCTTTCTCCTTGAGTTGTTGCGGACAAACTGTCCGCGAGTTGAGCCCCATCGGGGCGGTATTTAATTAGCAGTGGTATGTGTGAGTGCTTGAAACTCGGGGGCAGGAGTGCCCACATCTCTCTGACCCTTGTGAATACATTTGGATGTATGTAGTCCGCCCACCTTGAGGATGAGGGACGGCGCGGTTTGATGGCGTAGTTCATGTCGGCGTGGGTTTTCTCGTGAATCAGTAGCCCCATGTACTCGTGATAGAACACCGCCTTGTCGACATAGCCCTTGTCTCTGGCGTAGTGCCATGTGTTGCGGGCGCTGATGATTTCCTTGGCGATGGGCTTGAGTACTTCCTTGAGCTCGGCACTCCACACCTTCTCCCATCGCTTGCGTGCCGCCATCGCCTGCTTGTTGCGCTCGTCTCGGGCTAGCTTGGCACGCAACATCTTGGCGGTGTACTCACTCATGTCGCCCGATTGCACGCGGTTGTGTATCTCTTTGGCGCTGAGTTGAGAGGGTGGTTTGCGTTTGGGTCTGCAGTTCTTGCAGTACTTCGACTCCACTTCCATGCGCACATTGCCTGCCTTGCCCCACTTCTTTGTCTGCGCTAGCGTGGCAAGGTACCTGAATTGGGCGATGTCGTGTGACTCGCCGCACTTGGTGCAATTTTTAATTTGCATACTTTCTCCTTATAGTTTGGGGCTAACTGGCCCACTTGGTTTTGTAACTGGCCCACCAGTCTACAAGGTGGTCCACTTGTAGTGGGTATGTGAAAAGCCGCATGAACACTGACATTTTAACTATCCTCGACCAAGATACCCACCATTTTTCAAGAACACTAAGGCAAACTTGAAAACAAAGAAAAGAATACATACCCACGAACATACAGATATATATATCTAAATGAAAAAGGTATTTATATATATGGGTATTGTGGACCAGTGGACTGTTACCGCTAGTATCCACGCGGGTTGCGCGATACCCATGTGGGTGTCCACTTGTGTAAAGTGGTGGGTATGTGTAAAAAAACAACACTTTTTGTACTTCTCCACAACAAGTTGTGGAGAGATGGTGGCGGACAAGTTGTCCGCGAGTTAGAGGAGGCGAAGTTGTTTGGATTCGCGCTTGATGGTCTCCCACTCTTGCATGGATTCCTCGGCAAGTTGTGCGCGTAGTTGTGCCTTGCGTTGCATGACTGCGCGTGGGTCTTTCTCCCATTGGTCGCGCATGGCAACGAAGTCTTTACGCAGTTCGCGCATTTGGTGCAGGGCATAGTGTTTGTTCTTGTTGCTCATGATGATTACTCCATTTCGTTAACGATGTTGATGACGACTGCCATGATGTAGCCTGCAAGTATGAGAAGTACTTGGCGTATGTAGAAGCCGTCAGAGTCCCATCCGAGATAGATGGCAATGACGACGCAGAGGGTGAAAAGGATTGCGGCAAAGGCTAAGAACTTGTTGTTGCTCATGATGAACTCCTAGATTGACAAGAAAAGAAACAGCGGGCAGACCTCGCCCGCGTGATTGATTGAGAAACTCGCGGACAAACTGTCCGTCAGATTGACTTGAGGAAGCGACGCTTCTCACTTGCGCTCAGTGCGTTGTACTTCTTGAGTGCCAACTCGACTGGGTCTGACTTGTTGGCAATAGCTTTACCAGACTTGGGCTTGTCTGCGCTAGGGAAGCAAACCTGAAGCACGCGGTTCATTGCACGCTCAGCGTCTGTGTCACGCTTCACAAAGGTAAGCCCGCGTTGACCATCCTTGATAGCCACGCCGTACTTCTTAGATGCCCACTCCATTGCAAGTGGCCTCGCATCTGCGCGTGACCCGATGCCAAGCTCAAGTAGTTGTTCAGTAAAACTGGCGGACTCTTTGTCCGCAAGATTGAACACAGCGAATACAGCAGAACGATTGAATGACTTAGTCATGATGACGACTCCAAATAAAAAAGCCTCGCAGACGGGCGAGGCAACCTATCGACTGGAACTCCCAATCGATGCATCTAGTATACCACAATCCGTTTCTAAATACCCTTGACAATGACTGGAAAGCTGAACGGCTGAACCCCACCCATCCCCCACGACCCCTTTTTGACCATGCACCCCTCCACGTGGTGTGAACACTGTTCCATACCCGCAAATCAAATTTTAAAAAATCCGAAGTACCCCCCACTGTTTAAAAACACAGTGCCCTAAAAAATTTTATAAAAATTTGGAAAAACCGAGGGACAAAAAAAACCCCCGGCGCTATTAACGCAGGGGGTAAAGATGGCAACTAAACCATCAAGGAGAAGCAAATGCACAAATGCAAGACTTGCACATCAGCCGAAAAGGAGTGTACACTCACGCCAACGAGGAAGCAACCGAAAAGGATTCCTACGCATGTTAGATCACTTGGTGCATTTTGAACCTGAGGTCACCTCTCGGGAAGGTTTTGTAAAGTTGGACGACGCGTCGCCCGAGGATGTCCTGTCCGCGCAAGTTGCCACGGAGCAGTGGTTGGCTGAGCTGGGTGTGGATGACGACAGTGTTGTTGCAGACCAACAGCAGACAGAGTCTGCGCGAAAAGCTTTTGGCACGCTCACAACCAACGCCGACACCACAGAACAAAAAGCATCTCTTGCAGAGTTGAAGACGCCAGCAGCTGTAAGGCACTTGACAGGAATGTTGGCTGCATATGATTGGCAGTTTATTGATATGGCGCAGCAACTGCGCGGCTACACGGTAGCAAAACTGCTTGAAGAAACCAAATCCCCCAACGCCAATATCCGTCTCAAAGCGCTAGGCTTGCTGGGCAAAGTCACAGAAGTGGGCTTGTTCACGGAGCAAATCGAGGTCAAGAAAGTGGAGATGACTGACGCTGAAGTTGAGCAGCGCATCAAGGATAAGTTGGCCAAGTTCATGGGAGTGATAGACGTGGTGGACGTTTCAGAGCGCCCAGATGAGAGTCCAGAAGTGTCAACTGGTGGGTCAGAAAGCACGGAAGAAAGCGCAGATGGATCTCAATAAGTTTACAACCATCAGCAAAGTGGAGCTAGAAGCCATACAAAAGGCGCTTCCGCACATGACACTGCATGACAAGATTGAGCTACTTGATGATTTAGAAGTGCGCGAGCGCCGCGCCAGCCTGACGGCGGCCAAGACAAACATGTTGGGATTTGCCCAAGCGGTGTATCCGGGGTTCAAGATTGGTCCGCACCACAGAAAGCTGGCTAAGATCTTTACGGATGTGGTCGAGGGCAGGAAGAAACGGGTGATTATCAACATCGCGCCCCGTATGGGTAAGTCTGAGTTTAGCTCTTACTTGTTCCCAGCCTACTTTCTAGGTAAATACCCTAATAAAAAGATCATCATGGGTACCCACACCGCTGGTTTGTCCGAAGATTTTGGTCGCCGCGTGCGTAATTTGATTGAATCGGAGGAATATCGTGATGTTTTCCCTCAAACTTTGGTTGCTGATGACCAGAAAGCAGCTGGCAAATGGTCTACGAGCGCTGGGGGTCAGTATTACGCTGCTGGTGTCGGCGGCGCTCTTGCTGGTCGCGGTGCTGATCTGTTCGTTATTGATGATCCTCATTCAGAGCAGGATGTTAAATCCAATTCTCGACTGGCATTTGACACAGCGTGGTCATGGTTCCAGACAGGACCGCTACAACGTTTGATGCCGGGTGGTGCGATCATTGTGATTATGACCCGGTGGTCTTTGCTTGACCTGACTGGGCGCCTGATTGACTACCAAGCTCGCAACCCCGAAGCCATACCTTGGGAAGTTGTAGAACTTCCAGCCATCCTGCACGAAGACACAGACAACGAGAAGTCTCTTTGGCCCGAGCAGTGGCCGCTCTCTTCTCTCAAGTCAACAAAGGCTTCGCTTGACCCAAGGTATTGGAATGCGCAGTACATGCAGCAGCCCACAAGCGAGAACAGCGCCATCATTGGGCGCAAGCTTTGGAGAATCTGGGAGGGCGACGAGCCGCCAACGTGTGAGTACATCATCCAGTCGTGGGACACGGCGTTTGAGACCAAGAACAATTCCGACTACAGCGCCTGCACAACGTGGGGCATCTTTTACAACGAGGAAGAAAATGACACGCCCCAGCTTATCTTGCTCGACGCTTTTAAAGACCGGATGGCTTTTCCCGAACT